TACTGTTTCTAATAATTCCGACCTAGGACCATTCAGTAATTGTTTAATTTGTTTACCACGTTCCAAAGAAAGTTCATTGCTTTTTTCTAAAGCAGCGTGATAAATGGTTTCAAAAATTAATTTATTGACTTCTTTGGCTTCTTCAGAATGAAATGGAATATCCATTAGAACAAATGTATCTGCTAGACCTTGAACACCAATACCAATAGGTCGGTGCCTAAAGTTACTTCGTTTGGTTTTCTCTGTTGGATAAAAATTAATATCAATAACCCGATTCAAATTGTTAGTTATTACCTTTGTAACACAGTGAAGCTTACCATAATCAAATTGTTTATTAGAAACAAATGCAGGTAATGCAATAGATGCCAAGTTACACACTGCTGTCTCATTTTCGTCAGAATACTGCATTACTTCGGTACAAAGATTTGAACTCTTAATAGTTCCAATATTTTGCTGATTTGATTTTTGGTTTGCGGCATCTTTGTAAAGCAAATATGGAGTGCCCGTTTCCATCTGCGCGTCTAAAATTGAGAACCACAAATCTCTAGCATTAACAGTCTTTCTAGCTTTACCTTCTTGCTCATATTTTTCATAAAGAATTTTGAATTTTTCTCCATAGACATCGCTTAACCCAGGACATTCGTGGGGACAAAATAGAGACCATTTACCGTTCTTTTCTTTGACTCGTTCCATAAATAGATCGGGAACCCATAAAGCATAAAATAGGTCACGTGCTTTTAACTCTTCATCGCCGTGATTTTTTCGCATTTCTAAAAAGTCAAAAATGTCAGGATGCCACGGCTCCAAATAAATAGCAAAGGAACCATTTCGTTTACCGCTTTGGTTCACATATCTAGCTGTATTATTATATACTCGTAACATTGGAACTAGTCCATCCGTTTTCCCATTCGTTCCCTTGATATGAGAATTTTTGGCTCGTATGTTGTGAATATGTAATCCAATTCCTCCGGAATATTTTGATATCATAGCACAATCTTTTAATGTATTATATATACCATCAATACTATCGTCTTCCATCGCAATCAAGTAACAACTAGATAATTGCGGTCTTGGAGTTCCAGAATTAAATAATGTAGGAGTAGCGTGTGTAAAATACTTTAGAGACAATAAATTATAGGTTTCTTTCACTAGTTCTAGTGAATTATGAATATTTACATCACCGTGAATACCAATTGCTACGCGCATCCACATATGTTGAGGACGTTCAACAATAACATCATTTTTTTTGAAGAGGTATGATCTTTCCAATGTTTTAAACCCAAAATAGTCAATAAGGTAATCGCGATTATAATCAATAGTATCATCAATTTCTGTTTTATATTTTTGAACAAATTCCCACAGTTGGTTTGAGACTAGAGGATAAAAATCTCCATTAACATCTGTAAAATTATACAATAAATCCATCACATCACTAAAATTAGTCTTTGTATTTTTTTGATGATTAGATACAATAATTCGTCCTGCGAGAGTTCCATAATCGGGACTTAATGTAGAAAGAGATGCACATTGTTCGGCAGCAAATTCGTCAATTTTAGTCGTTGAAATCTTGTCATATAACTGATCAATAACTTTCATAACTAGTTGTTGATAATTAATTTGAATATTCGCTTCATGTCCTAATTTTTTAATACGGGTTAAGATTTTATCAAATGCAATTTCTTCTAATTCACCATCTCTTTTAGTAACTCTCATACCAATTGTTTCCATTGTATACTAAGTTATGTTAGTATAATTTTAAGTTGGTTTTATAAAAGTTTAATTATAAAATAGCAATAAAACAAATTATATTATTGTATATTATATAATGTCAAACACTTTTCTAGGAAGTATTATATTTTTAATATTAGTATTAGCATTAGGCTTATTTTTAGCTCCTTTTATCAAAGGTATGGGTATAGGTATAGAAGGATTTAAGACTAGTTCTTTTGCTAAAACTGAAGGAACTTATCCTGTATCAGTTGACAAACCTATATTAAATGATTTTCCATTAATAGGAAAAAACGAGGTATCTAATAATAGTGCTAGCACAATATGGTGGCATTATCCAGTATTTTCATTGCCATCTTTTAAACAAGTAACTAACAATTTACGTTATGTGAAAAATCCGGACGAAGGAACGTGCACACGACCCGAATTTTGCGGAGCTTTATACCATAGCATAAAAAATAAACCCAACGAAATATATCCTTTGCCTCCGGCAGAAGAAAGCTCAGGAGCACGGGTTGGTTATTTTAGAACTGAACCAAATAAATTATATTATTCTATTCCAACAAATGAGAACATTTTATACTAATTAGTCATTAATATTAGTCACAAGATGTATCGTCATTGTCATTAATAACAATCTCATTAATGGTTATAGAACTTTCATTTTTAATAACAGTTATTTTTCCAGTATCTTTATTGAATTGTAACAAACACCCACCATTAGGTTTGGTCATTAGATCAACAATATTATCCTTTTTTTGTCTACGATTTGGAGCACGATGCTCATAACCACTAACTCTTTCTTTTTCTACAGTTGACCAAAGGGTTTCTAATTCCTTTATATTATCTGTAAACCATTGACGATTTCTACAAACTAACACACAGCTAACTTCTTGTAGTTTCCAATAATTGGTCTTCATAAATGTGTATGAAAATTGTGAATCCTGTGTATAATAATCAATTACCGAGTCTCTCCATTGTTTAATGTCCAAAGGATGAATTATATCTAATGGCTTATAAGCATAAAATGGTTTACCTTCTTTTGTATGAAAGTAAATTATTTCTCCTTTCATTTTATTATCTCTTGATAAACAAATATTATTAAATTCAAGACCGTCTTCATCTTCATACACTTCATCCAATGTGTCATTTTCATAAGAGTTTGAATCCGGATATTCAGTAAATTTAGTTTCTAAAAAGTCACATTCATCTAGATCACACACTTCCATCTGAAGTTGCATCTGTATCCAATATTCTTATTTAGGTATACCATCAATCTCACGATTAACAATATTTTTAATTTCCAACATACGACCATAGCGTGTTGTTTCTGGATCTACATTGATACCATCAGGAGATGCACCGAGACACATATATGTTTCGTGTTGAATACAACCAAAATCCTCTATCTTCGTACCATAAATATGTTCATAATATTTGACAGATAATGGTTCGTATTTTTGACCCCAATGTAACGTAGTGTTAGTATTAACCATAACTATTTCTTTTGTTGCCTTTATTTCTTTTATTTCATATTTTTCCTCGTTTTCATCTTTTTCATCATTTTCCTCGTTTTCATCATTTTTATCTATATATAATTCCTGATTTAATGGCTGACATTTTTCATAAATAAGTTGATTTTGGGTGTTTTGATTTTCAAATGCTTTATATGCGTTTGAAGCAGTAATTAAGTTATGACGGAATTCATACCATTCCTTAGTCCTTTGGGTTGGTTGAGGTTTGTTTCTTAAAATATTTATTTGAGCTTTAACATATTCGTAATCCGGTTCTTCTAAAATAATTGTATCAGAATAAGAGCGAGGTGGCATATGATCTTTAAAGAAGTCAGTTTTAGACTGTTCAATAATTTCCTCCATTTCTTCTTCCGCTTCTTCTGTATAAAATATATCAATATCAAAATGAGAATGCATAAGTTCTTTAATATTTTCATCAAATATCTCGTCAAAATCAGGTTCTGAAATAATCTTTGGATTATCTCTGATAAATTCTTCCATAAGATAAATACAAGTTTGATATAATTCTAATGATTCTTCATCGTTAAAGAATTTCATATCTTCTTCTGGAAGAATCTGATCAGTAATATCTAATAATTCAGTCATTGGTAATTCTATAGTATATATGTTTCTTTTTATATCAATAAAAAAATCAATTTTATTTATTCTAATCGTCGTTTTCAGCATCACTATCACTGGTATTTATATTCTTAGCAGTTCCTTGTTTTTTCTTTGGTGTAAGGCCTCGTACTGTTGAAACACGTTTATCTACATTTTTAAGTGTGAAATGGATTGATGGCTTATTAAAATGTAAAGCAGGAATATCTTTAATCTCACCTGTTTCTTTATTATAATTAACATCCTTTACGCGTTGCAATTTTTTTTTATCCAAACAATCTTTAAAAAACAAAACTAGTTGCTGATATTCAGTGTCGGATAAATTATTTTGCTCTTTATATTTATCAGCGAATAATGCTAGTTTTTTAATTTTAGCTGTTTTATCAAGCTTGCTCCAAGGTTCACCAGCATTATTTATTTTTTCATTTTCAAGAAATTTGTCTAAATTTGCTAGATCAGTAGAAGACTTACTTTCAGGCCACGGTGTACCATTTAGTATCATAGATTTATATTTTAATGTTTTAAGCTCGTTACAATCACTTTTTTGAAATTCTTTACTCATTTATAATATATTATAGTAAATAGATTTTAACTCAGTTTCTTTATATATTATAAAACAATTATATGACATATACTTTTTATATTGGTTTCGTTATAAACTCTTTTTTGTTTGTATAGGCTATAAGGCAATGACGGATTATCCAAACAATGAAATTAGTATTGTAAAAAAAATAACTATTGAAGAACCACTAAAAAATAAAAGCACAAAAAAAATAAATTTTGAAAAAGAAATAAAAATGAGGGTTGAAACAAAAACATGGGGGTTAAATGATACCCAATTATCTCACGAAACTCAATTAAATATTTTAGAATGTATAAAGAATCAAACGTCAGAAAAAAATAAGTATACTTCTCTATTATCAACTCATATTAAACAAAAAATATGCAGTTATAGACAACAAGACATATTAAAGAAAAAATTAGACGAAGCTTGCTTGGTTAACTTTAATGAAGTAATTGACCTTTTAATTGATTGCGGAATGAAATGCGTGTATTGTTCTCAAGAGGTTCATATTTTATATGAAAGAGTTAGGGAAATGAAACAATGGTCTCTTGACAGAATTAATAATGATATAGGACATAATAGCGGTAACTTATTAATAGCTTGTTTAGAATGTAATTTGAAAAGAAGACGAACTAACAAAGATGCATTTATGTTTACGAAGAATATGGTAATTATAAAGGAAAATAAATAAGTTTATAAATTCATTATTAAAAAATATAGTATAGTAATGAATACTTGGAAATGGAGCACAGGAGAAGCTTATTATAAAAGTGCTAGACCAGAAAAGAGCGAACAGTCTGAAAAAACACAAAAACAAAGTATAGACTATGAATACGACAGTCAAACAAATGCGATTAACCAATCTTTAGCCGATGAAACATTTTTTAACCAAGATTCCGACTTAATCAATATTACGAATTCTACGTTTTCACGAAATCAACATTCCAGCGGAACACGACGAGAGACCATCGACACTAAAATGGCTGATCGTGAAATGATTGCACAACGTGGAGTAAATCCATTTTTACAAACTAGTTATGTAAATGATATAGTAACTCGTGATATGTTTTTAAAACCAATTAATACAACTCAGGGAAGAGCTAAAGAGACATCAAGCGAAGAAAATGCTTAGGTAGGTTGTTAGTTTGTTAGTTTAAACGCTTTTTACACACATTGTATTAAGTAATCTGTTAGACATATAGGCCAAGAATGCGTTAAATAATATTAGAATCGAGTTTAGCACAAACATTGTATTCACCTTCTTAAAATCCATTATCATAACATATGCTATGGAAATAGCACTTGATACAAATAACATACCGAATATTATCGACAATGCATAAAAATAGACGCAATAGTCTCTCGATAGAGGACCAAAATATGTATCCATAAAAGAAGTCATAATAATATTATTGGAGATATTAATTTTTGTTAAATGTATTAATTTTGTTAAATGTATTAATTTTGTTAAATGTATTAATTTTGTTAAATGTATTAATTTTGTTAAATGTATTAATTTTGTTAAATATATTAATTTTGTTAAATGTATTAATTTTGTTAAATTCATAAAAAAATAAATATTAATATAAAAACTACTTAAACAATTTGTTCGAAAACTTAAATAATGATGAACTCCTCTAGTTATACAACTCAAAATGATCTATTACTAAAGAATTTGCAACATTTTTATAATGCTGAGCCAGATGGTTGTTATGACCCTAACAACAATTTAGATAAAATGCTTAGAATAATTACCGGTGAATCTAAAATATCTCTACGCATCGTTGATTGGTTTGCCACTAATTACGCTAAAAAGTATTATACTTTATATACTATTGAACAAACGGCTGACAATATTGCTAGACGTTTTAAAGTATACGATGATTATAAACTTAAACTAAAGGCTTAC